AGCATATTATTCATAAATACATCGTCAGATACAGATATTTTACCATTCATTGATGCATCACCGGATATACACATTTTACCGCCCATTGCCACGTCACCTGATACAGACATCTTGCCATTCATTGACACGTCACCGGATACAGATAAATTGCGGTTTAATGTTACGTCGTCAGCTGTTACTAATTTACCATTTGTGTATATATTATCAGTGACAATCAATTTACTATTTAAATATACGTCGTCTGTTACAGATAGTTTGTTCAGGTTTACGTCGTCTGTTACAGATAGTTTGTTCAAGTATGCATCCGCAGATACCGACAAGTTACGCCTGAAATGCACATCATCTGTTACCGTTAGATTAGTCATAAGAACCTCTTTGGCTATGACTAACTTACTATTTAGATATACGTCGTCGTCTACTACCAATTTGCTATTGAATGATACGTTGTCCATTACCGCCAATTTACTGTTCAACAATACGTCGTTGGCTACTACCAATTTACTGTTCATAGATACATCGGACGATACAAGTAAATTATTATTTAATATCACATCGTTGCCTACTATTAGTCGGTCGTTTAATACGGTCTCCCCAAATATAAACGCCCTAGCCTTTAAATATGTATCCCCTTTCACATAAAGTTCATTATTTAAGTCGGTTGTGTTATGTACATATAAGGACGAGTTCATTGAAGCGTCTTTTCCAACGGTCATCCCTTGTTTAAACTCCGTTTTATTCAAAACAGTTAATTTCCCTTGTAATGATGTATTTTTCTTTACAATCATATCACCCAATACTGTAAACCCCGCATTGAACTGTATATCATTATTGACGATATCAGATAAATACCAAGATGCTCCGGTTGGACCGATACTTCCTTGTGGACCAACAATACCTTGTGGTCCTTCTGGTCCAGTCGGACCAATTGCGCCGTCTGTGAGAAACCATAGCGAAACTGATATTGAATTACCGCCTTCTCCGGCTAAACACTTTATGTTAATAAAATCTCCTGCTTCAAACTTTATGTTTATGGAACTAAGCGAAGCATTATTTAATATGTCTTTGACGATGACATTTGTACTGAGACCAGATTTATATATTTCAATCATTCCGTTTTTACTCGACGGGTTCAATAGTTTTACTCCAATATTTGTTAATGTACACGCTGCCTGTATTGGAAATCCATAGTTGATATTTGAATACTCTGTATTTCCGAATGAAAATATAAACCCTCCATTTATTTGTGCAAATGTACTTGCGTGGGCAGATAGTGTAAATATACCTCCATTAGTTGCGCCAACTGGACCCGTACTTCCGGTAGAACCAGTTTGACCAATTTGTCCGATTGGTCCAGTTGGCCCGGTTCCTAATACCGACACTCTTGGACGATTAGGACTAAATGGTACCGGTAAGCTATCGTTTACTATATTATTCTCGTAACCAGTCAATACTTCTCTGTATTTTAGTAAAGCGGTCCGTTGACTAGATGACATGTATATTACTTCTATATTAGATTGCCCGAAAAGAATTGTCTAGAAAATCAATTCTAGTATATCTATTATGTTACAAAGAATATAATAAATAAAATATATGGTTGAATAATAAGTAATGGAGAACCTGGATTTAGATATTAATAATTATAGTATTCGTGATATTGAAAAGTTTTTTCAATTGAAACCGAAGGGCAGTTATAGTGCTGCCGATATTGAACTAAAAGAATATAATATTAGAGAAACTTTATTATCTACGGGGCATATTGATAAACGATTTAAAAATAGCCTAATTGACTTCTTACACCGAGCGAAAAGGTGGCTTATCACAGTTAAATGCGAACCCATCAAAGCACCTACTTCTATTCCTACCAATTATAAGCTGGATACGATTGATACGCCTATGTTGAATGTCGTGTCTGGTCGGGAAGAGGAATTAATTACACGACCAAATACACAATTTGTATATTCAAATCCAAGCCAGTATTTTCCGGGTAAATTAAACCAATTAGATACGCGTACTATCACCAAAAGTTTAAATATTGATACTCGTTTTCGTGACAATTTATTCTCTACACATAGTTCGGATGTTACTATACAATTGCCTATCAAATTTAACAAGGTAGTCTCCATGACCCTAGCTGCATTGGAATTTCCGGTTTCATTTTATAACATATCTAATGCTAACGGGAATAACTATATATATTTATCAGTTTCTTACACCGATGCCTCCGGCGCTCCGTTAGTATCCGACAAAGTAGTTGTTGTTCCTGATGGCAATTATAATGCAGGCGATTTATTGACAAAGATTAATGGTGTATTAGCACCAGTCAACGCCGCCGGGTCAATTATTGATCCCAATGATATTTTTGCGTATATTGTCTTCACATTAGATGTTACTACCTCTGGCTCTGGTACAGGTAAGGTAACACTGCAACCTAGGGGGGTACTTGGAGATAGAATAACAAATATTTTGATGGACTATACGCGGGATATTAATGGTATGATAGACAACACAGACATATCTACACGGTTTGGTTGGAATTTAGGGTTTATCAAACATGTATATGACGGAAACGTTTCATACACGGCAGATGCGGTTATAGATCCGGCTTCTTTACGTTATATTTATTTATCAATTGATGATTTTTGTAATAGTTCACATAATCACTTTATAAATGTGTTTAACGATTCTATTATGAACCCGAATATCTTGGCGAGAATAGCCATTAAAGGATCCTATTTCAGTTTACTTATGCAGAATGATTTTAGTATTGTTACTGAACCACGTACCTATTTTGGCCCGGTTGATATACAACGTTTACGTATTCGCATATTTGATGATAGAGGGCGGCTGATAAATATGAATAATGCAGATTATTCGTTCTGTTTGAGTTTAAAGATGCTTTATGATCTATAAATTAAAATATTAGGTTTACATATATAATATTTTAAGCCATGTCAATTAACCGTTTCACCTATATTGATTTTGCTATGCGTGGCCAAGGAAATTACTTTATGGAACAATATGTAGGTGAGATACCATTTATTGGTACCGTTGGTACTGATTTATTAAAATTATATGACTTGACCAATACATTACAAATTGATTATGATGTACGCATATTTAATGAAAAACTTGGTATTTATAAGGATAGTTCAAATGAAAACATTATTGATGCGTCAAACAGCCTTATACAAGACTATACCACATTTGACTATATTTCATTATCGGTTGACGATTTTTTAAACAATATTTCTGGTAACCAAGTTACCAATCTGGGTAAGTTTTCTGCCGCACATAAGGATTTCGCACGTAAGACAAATACATATTTCGGCTATGCAGATGGGTTTGCTAGTATTTTTGATACAAGTGGCTCGTATGATATCAATGATAAAGTGTTTTCGGGAGAGGAGCTAGTGCAACTCCTAAAACAGCGACATATTGATGGTTCTGGGAATGACGTTTATAAGTTATCTGGGTCATTAAATCTATATCAATTAGCTAACATCCTCTCTTTTATGGCATTAAACGATCCTTTTTCTAATCGCACAAATAAAACAAAATTTGATGGGTTTATTGCAGGTGACCGCATTTTAATTGAGATGGGTATAACCATCGCATTTGAACTTACCACATATAATGCCAGTTATACTGAATTACCTGAAACTGATAATACTATCATCTTATCACATATTATTTATGCTCCTCTTTTACTGACGTTGCGTAATTTATCTTAGTATACTTTAACTGAATAACCCGATAGAATATGTCAAGTAATACTGAACAAATTGTTACTACTTCTTATGTTATTGATGCATCTGGTGGATATTCAATACAACATAACTCGTATATTCCTACTATCTCTGAAATCTATGTGGAAAATGCATTACAAATAAAAATTGGTGTTGATAATTTAAACAAGAAACTTGGTATTGTTAAGGACCCCTTAAATGAAACCATTTTAGAAATTAACTATGATGTTTCGAATAATAAATATAACACTGATGAACTTACTCTCACGGCAGAAGACTTACTTTATTTGGTACAGGCGGATAATATTATTTCCATGGGCAGTCTATCTACCTTATATAATGACTTCAACTATACTGTATTAGAATATTTTGGTGCTCCATACGGATTTGCATCTCTATTTAGCGGAGAAGAACATTATAATGTAAATGTAGGATCTGTGTTTGACGCCAGTGCATTCGTACATCTTATTAACGGAGGAACATTTAATTATGCCGGTTCATATACATCAGATCTGAGTGGCTCAGTTACCATATACAAAGTCCAAGAAGTAATCAACGATGCGTGTAGCCGAGACCCTTTTAATAACCGACCCACCGATAAGGGATATACATTTAAAGATGGGTTCTTTGCAAATGACTATATTTACGCAACAGATGGTATTTCTATTACATTATCGGTTAATATTGAAGCCGAACAATATACTCCTATTTATAATGTTGGTCCTGCTAATCTTACGGAAGTTGACCGTGTATATGGAACACTCAATTATTTTGATAATCTCAGTCAAGTACGAAAGCATACAACCTATTCTCTTACTAACATCACACAAGTTTATACGGTACCTATTCTATTTGTAGTATCTAATGATAGTGATTTCAATCTGAAAAATTTTGGACAAGAATGGGTCGATGTAACTGCTGATGCAAGACTTGATTTCACTAATTGGTTATCTTGTGCTATATCGTCCAGTGGTAAATATCAAGTGGCAGTTGAAGAGTTTGGTGATATATATTTCTCTAATGATTTTGGTAGAAATTGGGATTCTATTTTTAATATGGGTAATGCGGAGACGAACTGCATATCAGTATCGCATTCAGGTGAATATCAAACAGCTAGTAATGGCTATGATATTTACGTCTCTAAGGATTATGGAAAAACTTGGACTGAAACCCAACGTGTGGGTAATACACAGATTTTTGTCTGTATTTCATTATCTGGCAAATATCAGTTGGTTATATCTCTGGGTGATGCTATGTTCCGATCAACTGACTTTGGCACTACGTGGGTGAGATATGCAGATGAAAATAGTGACATATTCAATTCTATTATGGCGTTTCCGTCAGCTGGTATCAGCATGTCTTACGATGGACGATATCAAACGATTGTTTGTGAGAATATTTATAGATCCAGTGATTATGGGGCGACCTGGTCTACTACAAATATTATTACAGATGAAGAAGGTAATTGGGACGATCATAACTGGTACGGCATTGATATGTCATCTGATGGAAAATATCAAGTGGCGATTGAAATTATAGGAGAAATATATCTTTCTAACAATTATGGAGAACATTGGTCAAAGGTAGATCTTCCAATAGTAACTGATATAATGTGGCAGGCCATATCCAATTCGGCCAGTGGACAATACATTACTGCGGTTGCAAAAGGGGGTGCTATTTATTACTCCCTTAATTATGGATTAACTTGGGGGAGAACCGCGAACCCGGAATTAGAAAATAAAGATTGGAGATGTGTATCTGTATCGTCAAACGCACAATATCAGCTGGCTGGCGTTTACGGCGGTTCTCTTTATAGTTCTAGATTAGTGTAATTTATTATTGTAAATATAATATTATTATAGTATATATGCCATATAAAACTCGTAAGGTTCGGAATAAGGATTGCTACCGTGTTTATAATCCGAAAACAAACAAAACGTTTGCTAAGTGTGCCACGCGAGAAAATGCATTGAGCCAAATGAAACTACTGCGGGGTCTTCAAAACAATAAGAGTTTTAGAAAAAGAATTGGTTCTAGGAAACGACTGAACAAAATATCTTAATTTACCTCGTTTGTTTTTTATATCTATAATGTATAATGTCAGGTTCTCTTAATCATAAGAAAAAATCTATTGTTCATGCAATTCAGCATATGAACAATTCTATTGTAGCCGCCATTCGGTCAGCGAAAGATGATATTATTGAGGAAATACAGAACGTACACCAGCCCAATTACCAACATCCAAATGCAGCCAATATGTCTAGCAAGGAACGAGCCGATACTATTATAAATAAGGTTTTGGGTAGCATAGATGAACCACAAACACACAGAAACTCTACCAGTCTTGGTCCGATGACGTTACAAGAGATACTCGGTAATACTCCAATTGAGGATTCCGGTCCTATGACAATGCAAGAGTTGAGTTCACCGTCGCCTGAAACGAAAAGACACAGTAAACAAGTATTATATATTCTAGGAGGTAATCATACACGTTCTCATAAACCGACAAAACGTGTTCATTTTAGAAAGTCTCTCCGTAAACGTCCGAAACAAACGATGCGACGAAAACGTCATTAGACTTACTTATATTGTTTTGTATAGACGAATACATCTATACCAAACCCAGAATAAACATTATGGCATTATGTAGTTGCGTTCTCTATAATGAAGATATAAATAGAAAACTGCAAATACGAATATTGCAGACCCTTCCAATATACAGAAATATTGTGTATCGGTTACACCTACTAAAACAAGCAATAATATTTGGGCGAATAACAATGTACAAAGAACAACATCCATTTTTATAAAACAATGTAGAGACATGAATAGCACTATTGCAGTAAAACAACCAAATGCACTTAATACGTGTAGTCGGGTATTTTCCTTTGTACATATTACACCATATATGCTAAATAATAGTAACAATATGATATATATTGAGAACCAATGTTCTCGTCTAGCTTCGTATATAAGTGTAAATATACCCATCATTATCATAAACCATAATATTACTAATCTATGATCATTATTATATATAATCTCCGATATACTACCGTTGTTATTATATGAATACCAAACGATTAAGATTGGTATGATATAACACCCTATCATGCAACTCAGTAAATAGTCTTGTATCATTATATATTACAAAGGATATATTACACAATGTCATTAGCATTATATTTCAGGACATTTGTTTTGTTATAAGGAGAACCTTACCTTCTAACATTTGTAAAAACATATAAAACGAGTGTCTTTATAATATATAGCACAGGTTCTCAATACATATGATTATTTTAAGTAATGAACAACAGAAAATATTAGATGAAGTCCGTGATGGACATAATGTTATGGTTGACGCCGTTGCTGGTACGGGTAAAACTACTCTCATTTTATCTATTGCAAGAGAACTTCCGGACAAACGGATCCTACAATTGACATATAATGCATCTCTTCGTAAAGATGTGAAGGATACCATTGCCAAACAGGAACTTACCAATATCAATGTTCATACGTATCATAGTCTTGCAAAACGATATTACTTGTCTACTGGATACACTGATACCGAAATACGCCGATTATTGTTTAAAAATACTCCTCCCAAAGAGAACATTACCGATATTGACTTACTCGTACTGGACGAATGCCAAGATATGACGCTTTTATACTTTCATTTGATGGTTAAATTTGTGAAAGATTATAATAAACCAATTCAATTACTCATTTTGGGCGATTATATGCAGGGTCTGTATGAGTTCAAAGGTGCCGATATACGCTTTCTAACATTGGCTGATATTATATGGTCTAATTTTGTGTTATTGAGAACCAGTGTATTTAAAAAATGTACTATGAAAATGTCATTTCGGATAACAAATCAGATGCGCTCGTTTGTAAACAACGTAATGTTGGGAGAACCTAGAATGGACGCTTGTCGGGATGCCGAAAAGGTTGTATATATACGTAATTCCCGCTATAATATTTGTAAAGTAGTGTTTGCGGAAATTACCAGATTGATTGAACAAGGTATTAAGCCGTGTGAAATATTTATTTTGGGTAATTCGGTCAAAGGATCCAATAGTAATATTCGTAATTTGGAGAACACACTGGTGGAAAAAGATATTCCTTGCCACGTTCCGATGCTTGAAAACGAGAAAATGGACGATAGAGTGATTGATGGGAAGGTCGTTTTCTCTACGTTTCATAGTGTAAAGGGTAGACAACGGAAATATGTGTTTGTAGTTGGGTTTGATAACTCATATTTGAAGTACTATGCACGCGGACTACCGCGCGATGTATGTCCGAACACGTTATATGTTGCCGCTACACGGGCAACGCAAGGGCTATATTTGATAGAAACGGCTGGTTATTCCAATAACAGACCGCTGGATTTCCTCAAAATGAACCACATTGAGATGAAACAATGCGATTATATCACGTTTAAAGGAAACCATCAGAGTATTTTTCCAGATGATGATGAACAAGACGAATTATTTGCTAGTCTAATTAAAAAACATATCATTACTCCAACCGAATTGGTTCGGTTCATCTCGGAAGCGGTTATTGAGAACATTTCACCTATCATTGACCGCATTTTTGTGAAAGAAAGTGAGAACACACTCACATTAGACATTCCGACAGTGATTGAAACAAAAAAGGGGTTTTATGAAGAGGTCAGTGATTTAAACGGTATTGCTATTCCATGCATGTATTATGATTATCTAAAAGAATTATGGACTGTTGATAATGCCGATGAGAACAGCACAGATGTGGCCAATCAAAACGTATTACTTGATGTTATTCATAGGAGTATTGAGAACATGCGGTCTAATGACCATATTTTCCTTAAACAAATCGTGAATGACCTACCCCAACGTATTGAAACCATTAAAGATTATCTATATATCGCAAATGTCAGTGTTGCTGTCCAAGAGATGCTCTATTTTAAGTTAAAACAGATTGATAGAGACGAGTATACATGGTTGACCGAGGAAATGGTTGTTGCGTGTAAAGAACGATTACGGACAGTGATTGGCCCCGATTGCGAGAACCAGATGCCCCAAGTGGAAGAAACTATTATACACGAATCCGAAGATGAACCCCATAGAAATATCGACAAGTTTTTAAGTGGGATATTTGGTGATGCTCGTAAATTTCGGTTTACAGCCCGGGTGGATTTAATTACCGAAACCACTGTATGGGAACTGAAATGCACATCAGAAATCACTATTGAACATCTCGTTCAAGTAATTGCATATGCGTGGTTATGGAATATGAGATATAATGAACATAACGAAACCTCCGTAAAAGTCTTCAAAATATTTAACATTAAAACGGGCGATATCTTACGCCTAGATGCAAGTATGGAAGATTTGAACTATATTATGACAGAGTTATTGGTGGGAAAATATCAAGAATTAATTCCAAAAACAGACGAAGAGTTTCTATCTGAATGTCATCATTTATTAGAGTAGGATTAAGGGGGTACATAATAACGATATTCGTTAACATGTATCATAGATTGAATATATTTATGCAGTTGTAGGCATTTGGCGACTGAATTGCTGAATGCACTCCCAAATCTTAGCTGCTTCTTGGATATTGAAGGCACCGCGCTTTTGGGCAATTCCAACAAATGCAACCAATACATTCAGGGCAGTATTATCATTAATAATCGGAACACTTACCAATGGAACCTCACTAGACGGGGGCGGGGTGGGGGTGGGTTCATCGGTAGATGGGGGTGGGGTGGGTTCAACGGTGGCGGGAGCCTCGGCCAATACGATTGTATCAGTAATAGGGGGGTCGGATAGTAGAGTATTCTCCATTTGTATTTAGTTATTATAAACGGTTTATATCATTTACAACATAATTTATTATAACTTATTTGCATATGTTACTTCATATAATCAATCAATAACATTATTCCATAAGGCATCACCATTGGAACCGCACCCCAAAATGCAGACCAAAAGTAATTCAGATGAGCATAATATCCTTTTAAACTCGGGAAAAGCATAGTAACTCTAAATATCCAATCTAATAACACACCATATATCACCAAATAATACCAAATTAATGGCAAAGAAAGTATTACAAAGTATATTACATAAAACAATGTCATCATACCACCCGCTATGAATAGCGACTCTACACTCCCGTGCTGATGAAAATATTCAGTTAGCCCCCAACCTGTCTTCCCGCCCATAAATGTTGATAAATATTGTAATCCGGCATCACCCGCAAATCCGGTCAAACAGGATATAGTTAATAATCGCGTTATAGTTTCGTAACTCACCATTTATATTCTATCCAGATTTTTTTATCACCATTGTATAACAATGATTATTAAGAAGGAAACCATTGATGGAATACCAGTATATCATGTTCGTAAAGATTACGATGATGAACAGATGGCCAGTAAAATGAACACATTTGTAGAAAAATCTGATATAAAAGATGTAATTGACCAAGATGCTGATGTCTATACCGAGGATGGGAAATTACTATTACGATTTAGAAAAAAGGAATTGCCGCAAGAGAAAGCCGAATTGTTTTATGACAATGTAATAGATTTCGCAAAACTCGTTTCAAGTAATCGGGGTAATGCCACCGGAAGCGAGAAGCGTACCCTCCGCGATAATCCCAAGGTTATGTCCAATATATTCGGCTACTTTGACCGATGGTCGCCTTCTCAAAAAGTCATATTTCGTAACTCCGGTGTTAAACCCATCGTAGACGTCCGGGAGTGTAGATTTAACCGTGATTATCCCGAGAAATACAAGAAGACAATTCCACTCATTCAAGAAATTGATAAATTGTATAAGAAACTGACACCTGCACATTATAAAGCACAACGAAAAAAGGCGAACCAAACCTATTTCAAGATACCCGGTACCGCATTCACTACAATTACCACCAATATCAACTTCCGGACCACCATACATTGCGATAAGGGCGATGACGCAGAAGGTTTTGGTAACTTAGCTGTTATTGAACACGGTAAATATACCGGGGGAGAAACGTGCTTTCCTCAATATGGATTGGGTGTAGACGTTCGTACTGGAGACATATTGTTCATGGACGTGCACCAACCTCACGGAAATCTACCCATTCATAAGAAAACTGAGGAAACTACTCGTTTGTCTATCGTTTGCTATTTACGTAATAATGTATGGTTACGAACAAAGAATAAGACAAAGCGACTATTTGACAAACACAATGCGACCATGAAAAAGTTGCGTAAAACTCCCGAATAATCATTTATTATATACTAAATAACAAATGATA